CCCGTATTCTTTGCCATGAGCGAAAGCCCGCCGATTTGATACCAGCCATATGTATCGGTTGTATCACCAAGACAAATTGACATAGCAACAGCATTCGGCCTTGCTAGAGCAACATTTGTAGTCTCAAGCCCGCTTACAAAAGCGGTGTTGTATTCAACAATAGAACCAACAATAGTAGAGGCTACGCCTTTCAGGTAAATGAACTCGCCTTCCCCGTAAGTTGGGTCTTTAGCTCGTACAACTGTACCCAAAGGGTGACGTAGGGTGGATGAAGTCTCAGCAATAGCCTGAGTGCCTGCAACCGTATCTGTAATAAAATAAGCCATGTTTCTCTCCTTAAGAGCTGACCATTACGCCCTGTTGATTACGGTTAGAGCAAGTCTGGTTGCCCATCCAAAGAATCGGGATTACAACGCCATCCTGATTGATCGGACGCTGTTCCTCCATCACTGACAGGTCAGCGTCTTTATGGACACACAGACCAAAGTACTCAGTGTTGATGAAATAACCAGTCTCCGTAGGAATGCCGGAATTGCCGTCGAACATGACATCTGCACCCTTATACTTCAGAGTGGAGAAACCACCGTCAGCCGAAGTGGAGGACGAATACCGCTTGATCGAGACCTGTGAAGTCTCAAAATACTGATAATAGGTATTATCCATCACGATCAGGTCAGGCTGGTCATCAGGACCACGATCCAGACCCAGCCATAAAGGCAGCATCATGGAGTTTTCAATCGTGGTTGCGCTTGGCGTTACAGACTCAGAAGTGGCGTTAAAGAACTGATTCATCCAGAACGGATAACCTCCGCCACCTGCTGCTGTTGCCACAATCCCACCTACCGTCCCAAGGCCATCATCAGAAATAATCTTCTGAAGCCCGTCGATCTGGTTGGTCGCCGTCCCAAGAGAATACATATCCTCCGAGAAATTGTTGGCAAAAGTACGCTTGGCGTTCTTGATCCTGGCCTTTGCCAGTTTGATGATCTTAGGTCCACCGGAGTTGATACGCATTTCACGACCAGAGGCGACTACATTGATTGCAATCTGACGCCACTGGTATTCCGCAGCACTGATCACGTCAGATGCCTGGATATTCAGTGTGTCCCAATCGCTGTAACGCTGGTAGGTCGAATTCTCTGCGTAATCCAGAGGAGTGGCGATAGTTAAGCCACCATCCTCAGACTCGTAGTTACCCTTACCAACGATACGTTTGTAGAGGGCGTTGCGGTTGGAGATATTGTCTTTAATCTCCTTCCGATGCTTACGGAAGGTGGTCGAGACCAGTTCCGTGAATGTTGCATTTGGTGATGCCATGAGAGGCTCCTTTTAGTGTGAACGATTTTGTATTTCGCGGTAAGTTTCCCGCAGGGTGTCTTCCATCGTTCCTGTAGCCTCTGTGGAGGACCTACTAGTGTCACGACCTCTGACGTTTGCTGATTTCGCCTTTCGCGCCTTTTCAGCTTCCTGTTTTGCCGTCTTTTCAGCTTTCTCGGCTGCATCATTAGCAGTCCGATCAATCTCTTTTTGACGGGTTACAGGGTTGAGCCAAATGGCGTTCTGGTACGCATCCTCCAAAGAGTAGCCAGCATTGATCAGGGGTACGATCTGCTCTGACACTTCATCGAAGAACTCATGTGCTGGATCTGAAGCAAACACTTCAACATCCTTTTCTACACGGCCACGGGCTTCCTGTAGGGTTGCCTGCTGGGCCGCTGTTAAATGACTTTCAAGGCTGTTTACCTTGTCTTGAATCGCTTTCAGGGCAGGATCGACTTTCGGCGCCTCACCATCTAGCGAGATATTGTAGCTTTGGGCAATCTGGTTAATCAGATCGCGTTTACCCGCCTCATCTGCTGTGGACAAACGATAATGGGCATTCATGAGATTGCGAACCATGACAGGTTCGTCAATCCCTTGATTCTTTAGCATCTCCGAATAGGGCGACATGACATCGCGCATTGTCCGGCCAAGATTCGCATCTCCACGGTCCTTCTCAAGCCCGTCGTGCATCTGCTGCTCACGCTGTTCCACATAGGTCTGGACAGCGGGATCTAGCCCCTTCCAGAATTCGTGCATCTCCTTGCGCCATGACTGAGGGGGAGACCGTGACTCTTCTGTCTTTTCTTCTGTACTTTCTTCTGGCTCTGCCTTTACTTCTTCTGTCTCTTCTTCTACCGGAGTCGCTTCAGTTACTTCTTCAGTAGTCTCTTCTTCAGGCTCTTTGCCGAACAGATCCGAACTAATCGAATCCATCGCTGCATCCATATCAATTTCAGAACCGCTGTCTGCGTTTTCATCCATTTTTAAATCCTCGTATATTCAATATCGGCACCGGAGGTTAATTCCTCGGCAAGTTTCTCCCGCTTGCGTGCGGGCATTTTCTCAATCTCTTCCTCAACAGTTTCGTCCATGGCTTTCTCTAACTTCGCATCCTCATACTCCATGTGCTTAGTCTGGTGTTTTACCATGCTGGGTTCGTAATCAACACACCCAGTCTCTGCCATATCCCTCTTTCGGTCTTTGTAGGAGGTTATTACTTTCCCGGACGCTGGAGAGATATATCTGTCCCATGGCTGCATGTCGCAATTGACCATAGTCGGCATGATCTTGCGTTTAGCTTCTAGCCCGCAGTCACAGGTTTGTGGTTTTTTGTAATCGGCGAGTCTTAGGATTCTGTCGAACTGGTGCCCTTTCGGACATTCATAGGTATATAAAGGCATATCAGGTCAACAACGCTACGTAATCAATAAATAAATCATGTGTATTATTTCCAGTGATCGGATGGATGAAGTTTATCTGCGCGGCTCCGCCAGATATATAATCTGATCCGTCTGGAATTAAAATAGTTCTGTAGTTGTAATCAGGATTAGAAGAGTCATCAAGACGAATAATGATATCTTCAGCCACAGTTTCGTAATTATGTAAACTTACATTCACCTGATGGGACGAAGATCCTTCGTAATATGCCCTCAGAACAACGCCTCTTACAACGGTGACATTTGTGAAATTGACACTCAAATCTATCCCAGGGGCACCAGTTACCTCATCCCAGGTAAGAGCGTTCCCATCGAAAGGCGTTTGTATATCACTAACAGGCGTTACGGCTGCTGAACCGTTATTGTCGTAAATATCGTTTGCGACAATATATCCATCCTTATCCTGCCAGCTAGCTCCACCAGCACCATCAGCAGTTAAAACCTGCCCATCAGTCGCTGATTCAGAATCTATATCTGAATCCGTTACAACTAAATCTTCCCAATCAGCCCCACCAGATCCGTCTGCAATAATGCGCTGCCCGTCGGTGGCCGACTCTGAATCTATGTCAGATGCCGTGACAGTCTCCAGATACTCCCGGTTTAGCCTGTAGCCTTCCTTCAGTCTCATGCGACCTTCTTAACTGCCTTCATGCGACTTTCATGCTTATCGATCATCGAACGGATGTCAGATTTTTGCCTTTCAAGCATAGACTTTAGCGAGGCCTCCATCTGGACTTGATTTGTAGCTTGCTTGGTTTTGGCTAAATCTTCCTTGAACTTCAATTTCATCGCTTCAAGCTGTTTGTCAAAATCTAGCTGCATCTTTTCAGCTTTCAGCTTGTTCGACTCCTGCATGAACTTCTCTTCTGCCTGCTTCTTCTCCTGGGCAAACTTCTCCTGAGCCTGCTGGAACTCTTTGACAGCTTTTTCCTGCTCTGGATTCTGTTGGGGTTTGGGTTCAGTCATCTGGTTTAGTTCGTCTTCTACATCTCTACCAAACCTGTATCTTTTGACAATCGCCAGCATCATGGACTTGGCCGCACCAAATGGCATGATCTTCTGCTCTATGAGCGGACCCATGCCATTCATGAACTGAGCCATGGCATTCATGAAGTCACCGACTAACTGCTTGTCTTCAGTTGCCTCGACATCAACCGTTGAATTGGTCTCCATGTCGATTCTGTAACTGCGCGAATAGTGATCCTTTAGAATAGCGAGAACATCACCCCAATTTGGCTTTTGCAGGACTTGCATAGCTTGCTGAATAGATGGATCTTGCGGGTTCATCTGATTCATTCTGGCGATTTCTACAATCTGCTGGGCCTGTTGTTTTTCTTCAGTCGAGGAATAAGGAAGACCTGTCATCTTGGCCCACGTCTTCTCGGAGAACTTCTTGACCGCAATATCCAGCATCAGCCTCATTGTATCCAGGGCATACCTCTGGACCTCTTTCTGAGGTCTTTTCAGCCTCATGGACCCCCAAGCTTCCTTAATCTTCTGGGCGCCTAAAGTCTCAGAAGCCTTTGACTGGCCCCTAACGATATCTGAAATTCCTGTTATTTCGTAAATGACCTGCTTGCAAGACTCCCTAGCTATCATCAACTGTTGCGCTACTGCTACCAGTTCAGCAATGGGAAGCATCCATATGCTGTCTTTTAAGCTTGTATCCTGTAAGGTTGCTGCCTTGTCTGTAGGAATGAGGGCGTTATCATCTTCCTTCAGTATTTTTTCAATCTCATCACCCAGCGCTCCGTCATAAGCACCACGAACCTTGATCGCTTCAATTACCCGCGTAAGCCTCCTTTGAATCCGGTTTAACTCTTTTGCTTGTTGTTCGTATAAGGTATACGGCGCTGTAGGGAGTAGATCGTTAGATTTAGCGATAAATTGAAGGGGTTTAGGGCAGTTGAAGAATCCCGTTAATTCTAATGGGTCGTCATCAGTCCTTAGATAGCCATCTTTGTACTGCTGGCTGATATATTTAATCTTTCGGTCGTCTTTATCCCATATTTGATATATCTGAGCTGTCTTACGATACCCTTTGTCCTTGTTTTCTTCTTTTTTATCATCATCTTCGTCGTCACGTTCTTCACCCTCGACGAATTTCAGCTTGTTGACCATGTCGGGGAATAGGCGTGTAGCCTCTTCCTTGTCTAAATACTCTTCATAAGCCACCCAAGTGACTTTTGACCACTTCTGGGCGTATCCAAATAAGACCCGATCCCATTTCCTAGAGTCGGTACAGACAGTCTCCCAGCCGTCATCGGATTCGTATTTTACCGATGTAACTCCACGCCCAGGGAGAAGGGCGTCCACCGTCGCATCTGACATGGACCCTGCGAACTTGTCGTAATCGTCCACATCGGTGTCTATAAGGTACTCTAGAACCCTTTGTGCGGCCTCGGACACGGCTTTCCCCATGGGGTCCTCATCCTTGTACCGTCTTGATACAACAGGACGCGGAACCTCTGAGAATAACGCAGGCAAGGCTGTGTCTGTGTTCGAGTAGAGAATATTGAACGGCGTCGGTTTCTCATTCGCGTAGATTTCCAGAATCTCACGACCGTCCTTGCGAAAGTCTTTCTCTCTCTTCTTCGCATCTTTAATTTCGTCCAGCCACTCAATAACCGTTAGATCGCTCAAGTCTCTTCTTCCTAAAGTGCTCTTTTTTCATGGCGCCGAAACTGATATTGGTGATATTTCCGGCGTACAATTTCTCTTCATCTGTCGGACTAGGGAAAGCCATTTTCGACTGCCGCCACGTTAGGGATAGGTACCTAAACGCATCTGCGGGATGGGAATGCTGGTCATGGACGGGTGTTGTTGAATAGACCTTCTTCTCTTCGTCGTATGTTCGCGCATAGTTTCTTAAATGCTCGAATCCAGTCTCCACATCCGGATTATCGGTGTTGAAATCACATAACGGGAAGGTTTTCCTGCCTGCGGCAATTCCATCCTCTACTTTGCCCTTCGGGACTAGAACAAAATCACCAACATCTTGATTAATAAACTGCTGGAGAATGGTTTTACCGCCCATTCCCAATTTCAGCGGTTTAGCGTCATGAGGTAGCCAGTGAAGGCCGTAATCATACCCAGCCTCAATCTTTCCCCTCAAAACGTCGCAGTGTTCGTCGATTTCCTTCAGGTTGTCCTGGTAAAAGTCGATAATCCGGACCCTGCCGGCCACCATCTGATAGAACCAGACCGAAGTCATATCTGATCGACCGATATCCCATGCTGTAAACACTGGGAGGTGAGGGACGAAAGGGAAATCCCCACACCGACCGTCTAGCTTGGCTTTTGTCGTCTGGGCGCCCCAAATCGCACCAGGGATGGCAGCTTCAAAACTGACGTAATATTCTTGTAACCAAATAGCTTTTCCGTAATCGTCACCATGTTCAGACTGAAGCTCTTCCAATTCAGTCAAAAGCTGTTCGTTGGTGAAGATCCCAGTATCATCAACCGTTAATCTTTGGGCAAACCAGCCTTCTGACTTCTCAGCCAGATCCATCAGCTTTTTGAAGTGATTCTTGCCCCTTGGTGTGGAGTTGAATATGGCCCACCCCCCGTTTTCCAGCATGATCGGCCGGAGGAAGCCCCATGCTGACGGATTACTCAGAGCATATTCGGAAAACGTCAATCCTATGGGGGGCGAGCCAACTAACGCGTCGTAATTATCACTTCCCATCAACTGCCAGGTGGAACCGTTCTTGAACTCGATAAACATTTCATTATCGAGCGTTTTCTCTCTAATCTCTCTCGGGAAGGCTTCGTCTATCCTCTTAATCCCGGTGTTTGGGTTGATCGCGTTCCAGACAGCCTTTCTGCACTGATTATAGAGGGGGAGCATGTACCAATAGTTGCCCTTCCTCTCAAAAGCTGAGCAGGCATTGTGATGCAGCATGACATCATCTTTACCAGACCGACGATGCCAGCAACAAGCCGCCCTTTTCCCCCCTTCTGCCAAATAACTCCATAATGGCACCTGATATTGTCTAGGATGCCAATTATTCGGGAGGGATATGTTCACGTTGGTATATAAGGTAGCTCACCGCTAGGACCATCGACCACCATTAAACCACCTGCGTAGATGCTAACATCCGGGTCGTCGTCGGCAGTTGTTATTGCTCCATCACCGATCACCGGCCTGGTTCCAAAAGTCCAACCTCTGGACGCATCACCGAGGCAGTTAACCAATGCCCAACACCAGAACCCATCCCCAATAGCCTGTATGCCCGCGTTTATCAGTTCTCCAGGAGTAGTACCTATTGAATCAAATGAACCCAGTACTCCTCCATCAAGATCAAAATACTGATTCCCACCGTGGGCGCTAAACGCTGCATCTGTTACCGATATAGACAGATGCCCCCATGCTCGCTTTGCCGATTGGAAATATCCAGCAATAAAAACGCTGTCACCAGCAATCTGCCCATTAGCACCAGCCGTTCTAAACAATCCATTAGTGCTATTTGAAATAATACCAACCAAGGGCACCCCGTCAAGTATAACTCCTGACTCACTTATAGAAACAGAGCCGCCCGTACAGTTCCACTCGTCAACACCACTTCCAACGCATTCTAAGACTTCTGAGTCTGGAACAAGGTTGGCCCAATCAGTTCCGTTCGGCGCGGCTAATGCCCGTACTTTCATGCGATATAGCCAAGATCGCCAGTTGCGCCGTCAACTACTGTAAGCCCTCCGGCATAGATCTGCGACGTTACAATATCAGCGGCGCCATAGTTGCTTGTATCATCAACTTCCCGGACCCCGCATGTCGCTGTCATGCCATTTGAATCGGTACCCCCGCAGTCAACAATAGCCCAGCAACGATAACCGTTTGTGACTGCTTCTATCCCTGCTTCTATAACAGACCCTGCACCCACAGCACCACCAGTTGCTACTGCTCCTGTATTAAGATTGTAGTATTGATAGCCGCCTACTGAGGCAAAACCAGCGTTTAATACATGCACCTGTAACATAAGGAAATTGACAGCCCCTTTTGCCGCAAAGCAAGAGATAAAAAACAAACCACCTGCCGTCTCAGGCGCACCAATTCCCCCAACAGCTTTAGTCTTTACGTGATTACCACTGCCTGTAGCTTCTGCTAACAAACCATCAGTAGCAACCCCACCAATAGTCAAACTCCCTCCAGCTGCATCCTGTATAGCCGCGCCTGTCCATGAACCATCAACAAAACTCATCGGAGCAGGAAACTCATTCACCCATGTCGTTCCACTGGGTGTGGCAATAATGGTGCTCATACAATCACCTCCACACGAACACCAGTCGTGTAATTTGCCCCAGTGGACCTTACTGCTATCGTCTTGATTGTATCAGAACTCGCAACAACCCATGGTGGATCAGTCCAATCATGTTGGGTATTTACAGCCGTTCCAGTAGGAAACAAGGCATCTACACTCTCATTAGCCTGTCCAGCGCTGCCAGGGGTGGTTATATCTACATCAAGCGCAGCCATGGCAACATTAACCGCCGTCAAATCACCAGCACTTGTTGACCAACCATAAATAATAGCCAGTACCCCAGCTATTGCCCCAGGCGTTAAAGGGGTAACGCGGAAAGCCTTGAACCCAGTTACATCCTGAATCCTTTCAGCATCAACATTCGCTGCATTAGCATCATCAGGGTCAAGAATGTATGTCCGTAAAACACCGGAGACTCCTGGGACAACAGTAAGACCATCGCCAGATGTCGATACCCCCTCAGAATTGCCATCAGCATCTACACCACTGATCGTTACCGGATTATGAATTGCCATAAAACCTCCTTAAGCAGGCGCAGTCGGCGCTACGCAATTATTATCAACAGGACCCGTTGCAAGGGCCGTAAGTACGTCCGCTGCCTGCGTTGCCGCATTCTCCGCCGCAATAGTGCAAACCCACATCGACCGACCAGCATAGGGAGAAACTTTCCCCACAACATAAAATGAGTCATATGTCGCATCCAGCGCAATCGGACCCTGCGTCACAATAAATGTATTCAATGTATTCGCGGAATCTCCCGCTGCCTGCAATGCTGCCGCTGTTACTGACATATCTGTCTCCAAAAAAAACCCGCCGTTAAGCGGGTAAAAATCTGCCCGAAGGCAGAAGGGGAATCTAGGGGTATCAGTCCCAATCCATCTCGAACGGCTTCCGTTCAGGCCGGTAATTGTCCTGTTCCTGATACCTTCTCTGGGCCTCAAACTCTCTGCGGTCTTCACGACGCTGATCATCAACCCGGTACCAACCCTCATTCACCGTGGGGTAAGGATTGGAAAGGTCATAACCCTCAAATTGGTCGTAAGCCATCAAAGGGAATGAGAGACATAGCAAAATTAAGAATTTCATGACTTACCCCAGAACTCGTGAGAGCTCTTCAAAGGATACTTCTTCGTCAGGTCAGCTATCATCTGGTTGAACTCGGGAATCCTCCAACCATGCGCCCGACAAATATCAAAATCACTCACCGAACCACGAGTCCGAATAACCTCCAACAACTCCAAATCCGAAAGCTCAACCTTCTTCTTAGGCTCAGGCGGCGGAGAACCAATCTCCTCAACTAAACTCGCTAAATGCTTCTCAGGAATATCATCCCATAATGCAACAGCCGGAGGACTGATCCCTAAATGCCTCGCTACAGCCGCCTTGCTCCAACCACTTGACTCCAAAAACTCTGCCAGCTTCATATCACACCTCCATATCAGGAGGGTTAAGCTTAACATTAAGCTACCTTAATAGCTAGGGTTAAGTTTTGAGTGTTAAGGTCCGATTTTGGGGTTAAGTATTAAGGTCCAGGGTTAAGGTGGTGCGTGTGGGTTATATGGTACCGTACCACCGCCGACCCGCCCTGCCTTCGACCCACCCCCCCCCAATCCTCTCAACCTCGCGTAAACTATGAACTGCGAGGTGCTAACGTACTGATTGGTATATGGATATGCGGCTATTTAACATAATGTACATTATGCGCATGATGTTTATAATCAATGACTTACACCGGTGCTATACAGTGCTGTATGCTCATACAGTGGTGCACTGGCAGTCTAAGCCCATCTAAGGCCCCGAGCGTGCTACCTACCCTACCCTACAGGGCACACCGAGATAACGGCGTGACGGGCCTCTGAGAGGCCTTGCGGCGTCATTCGTGGTCTATGGTCACACCTTTAGGCTGGTCAGCCTCAATCGCTAGCGTCTCACCGCCTGACTTGATCACCACACCACTACGATTGACGTTGACCGTGATGCCGCTAGACCCTTGATTTGCTTGGGGATTGTCGTGGTATCCGTGCTTCGATAAGACTAGCTTGGTGATGGTGGGATTTAGCTCCGCTTTGAGGCCACCGTTAAGCAATTTGCGCTCTTGAGCGTAGCTAAGTGCCTTAATTATGTCAGAAAACTGTTTCTTATTCTTATCTTTAGCCCACGTATGGATTGTTTCCCTACTCAATTCAATCTCTTGAGCTAATCCTGCAATGCTAGGGATTGTATCCCCATAGCTTTCGTAGTTCTCTATGTAGTCCGTAGCTTTCCTTATAACTTCTGCAGTGTACTTAGTCGGTCTGCCGCCAGCGTGTTTAGGTTTTGCTATTGGCTTGCTATCGGTGTCTGGCTGCATGGTGCTCACTATATTGACTTTTTGGCTTTACGTTTACGGATTGCATTGATTAGATTCTGTTTCTTTGTTGCTTTAGGAGCGTGAGTACTTGCGCCACCCCAAAGATAGACGGCTTTATGTGGTTTGGCTTTAGGCATTAGAAATGCTCTGTGTAGAAATTGGTTATAGCAGCCTCCAGCTTTTCTTCACTGAACTCGCCACCCTCGCCGTCACCTGTGATTGTAATGAACAAGCTTCCATCTATCCATTCCAGGGTGTACTTGCCGATTTCTATCTCACCTGTTTGCATTTTAGAGTCAACTCTAAGTTTGGTGTAAAGTAGACGGTACGCTTTACAGTTCAGGTTATTCAATAGAATCAATAACATAACAAATTATTGACGCTTTATTTCAAGGTATTTCTTACACTATTAACCATTGCTAATACTGGAGTCTACCCTAAAAATAACTATCTTTCCATTGCTGTCAGTTACTTACAATCTATGCGCTGTTTCTGGCATTAATACTGCAATGTATTTAGGTGACTAGAGGAGAAACACAATGTACGACCATGAATTCAAAATCGGCGACCGCGTATCAATTGAAATCGGTCAATATGAAGGCGAGCTCACTGGCACAGTAGTAAAGCTTTGGAATTCTCCCTATATCACGGTTCAGGATGACGACGGCTACAAATACGCCGGTCCTGAGTATAACGCTTCATTCATCAGGAGTTAAGACAATGAAACGCTACACCGTACCATCCTATATTGACCCGTTGAAAACCGAACGGGGATATATCAAATACGTGTCAGCGCATGACAAGAGGTGCAACTGCCTGATAGCCGCCATTGTCTCGTTTGGCGCCGGGGTCGCTGTTTGTACACTTATCAGCGAATACGCTTACTTACTGGGAGCATAACCATGGATTTCACAAGCTATTTTTTGGTTCCTGATGGGTGGCAAATAGGCAATACGCTTAGACCATCCGACGGCTACTCGGACATTTCGTTTCCCGGCTGCCAGTATCGGCTGCCTACCAGTAACGACTACGGCAACAGGTACATGCTGGCCGTCAATGTAAGTATTAGTGGCCGCAAATCCCATATGGTCGATTTTAACCGGTACAAAACTCGGGTAAAGATCGAGTTCGTAGGCGACGGAGAACCATCAACCTTCCATCGCGGCTTTGTTTATTCTGATATGCCGCTTATCTAACTATTGGAGTATAAACAATGTTTTACGTGATCTACATGGAAAGCGATTATAAATTCAAGGTTAGCCGCGTATTCAGTTCTTATTCCGACGCATTATCTCTGCTGGAATCCTAACCACAACCGCCATGGATGGCAAAGGAGCACAAACAATGACAGCAAAATACCGTATTGAAATATGCTTATTCGGAACCTGGCACCATTTCAAGATTGATGATAGCAACTTGCTTGATACGCGAACTACCGCCGAGTTCCTAGCCCGTGAATGTGCACGCTATCGGCCTGGCGACGAATTCCGTGTCAAGGCTATAAAGAAACACAAAAGGTGACGCTCTAACTAACCACTAACGCCATGGACGGCAAAGGAGAATACTACGAGCATGAACGCCTACCACACAAACCGCTACTGTGAACGCCTGCTGAGCATGTACACGGCAACAAAACGACAACCATGTACGGCAGACCATTGACCTGGAGTGGCGTGCCTCATGGGCTGACCTGCTACGGCAGCACCATCAAAGAACCACTAACCGACTGAGGGGTTTAGTATGATTATTGAAATCCACAATGAAATTATTGAAAACGCCTTGCGCCAGCATGTGCGTGACTGCAAAAACACTGTGACCAACGAGTACCCGGACATCAATAAGGAAGTTGAGGCTATTCTATACTACTTCCTGATTGGGTCTAACTCCGGCACAAAGGACAGCGCCGACATAGACACATAGCTATAGCGATAGTCTGGGCCAATGCTACACACACCCAAGCTATAGTCAAATAATCAAAGTTCATTGCGGGTTTATTGCCAACCTGAAATTAGTACCGCCCTTTCAGACGGTGCGCCTCACTTATATGCCCCTCTGAGGTTTGGGGATCTTAAGCAGCGAGCTGATTACCAGGAAGGGAGCCGGTAATCAGCTGCAAGCTGCCACAGATTTGACAGAGAAAGTAGCCCTTACCATGTTTTCGTGCATGGTAACGGGCGTACCCCTTACAGATTTTGCACTCAATGTACATGATAACACAGGCATTTTGCCTTTCCTTTGGGGCCAAAACGTAATTATAGATAAATATAGGCCATTAATGCGTGCAAGTCAATGATTCCTAACACACCCCGCGAAATACTCTAATGCCAACGTAAGCTTACCCCTAGATACCAGCTTAGACTTTTCCGGATCTTCTAAATATCGCTGTATTACTATCTGTACGTGTACTTTAGGCGTTTCAGGATCTGAAAGGATTGAATCTATCTGCCCTACGCGGGCCGGAGGAAGGTCCACGGGTACGATTGAGTGCGCTGGCATACCACTGGATACCATACCATCATAAGCGGCTACCACCGTGCCCAGCGTGCCGATGCCGTTAGGATGTTTTATCGTGTATTCCGCCCAGTCCAGCAGTCTGTTGTGGATAGATTGCAGGTGGTCCGGCCTTTTCATCTGCTTGCCTCCGGCTCAGCATAATTTTTATTTGCTATATAACTCTCGATGTATGCACGCCTGTAAAAAAATCTATGGCTGTATTTTCTTTTCCCCGAAAGGGCTGCACGCCTGTATTGAATCATGGACCTATATGCAAAATCCCTAGCTGCAGCAATACCGCCACGCTTAGCAACAAATAACAACCGATCACAATTCTCTCTGATAAAATTAGTCATCTGCTTATCTCCCCTTAATTAATTCATGCAATGTCAAGTGCCCCTTTCTAGTCTGTATCTCCATTTTATCTTTACTGCAACACAGCACTCGTTTGCCAGCATCTAAAGATGCTTCAACAATAATTCGCTGGGCCTCTGACTTGCCTGGGCATCTCCTGCCGTAATGGTAGATTGTCTTCCTCATCTGCTTATCTCCCCGTCGTCTGGGTAATAAAGCCGGTTATTAGTGAGTTGCTCCGTAACCGTAAGTACATCAGATATCGAAACCAAGTCTTTTTCATACTCCTCCGCGTGTCTGATCGCCGATTCACAAACAGTTATCCAGCACCCTGTTTTATACACAACCTCCCTAGTAATTTCTTTGCTCTCATCTGTGGAAACGTCGTAGGTTACTTGGAATACTTTCATCTGCTTATCTCCGGCGCCGGGAATGGACTATCATCAGACCACCAGTGACTGCACCAATTCGCGGTATTGGTAAATCCAATGCTGGGCTCCTGTCCTTCGCTACATGTTAATAGGCTGCGATGATACCTTTGGCAAGCTTGGCATCCGTACATAGCCCTGCGCGCTTTCAGTGCCTTTTTTCGCTGTGCTTTTTCTTCCAGTTTTGTACATAACCCGATAGCGTTAGCCGGGTCTCGATAGTAGCTTTCTGGATATGGCATGATTAACCCCTTAGACCTGGATTTTGGGCGCCCGTAAGGCATCCATATATATTTTGCTAGGATTCAGATTCATGGATTGATGAGGTGGATCGAATATGTCTTTTAAAGCCGAATATATACGCCTTGCCTCCTCTGCCGTTAACACCAGTTCCGGATCATCGCCTATAACCAAACTAATGCTTGTCTTTACTCGCATGTTAACCTCCTGATTTTCGTATCTGAGTCAAAATACAATAGAATAGAAATTCTTCTGACCGTTCGATATTTTTACTTCCTCCCTCCCATGCTTGGCTGGATTCTGAAAACAGTTGATCACATTCATGACAGAATTCAGCACTTGCCAACATATTACCCTTAATCCCCCTGCCCTTTCCTAGCCTATGCTGCCGGAACCCGTTGTAATGGGCTGTGCGAGTCTCTGCTGGCCTGCCACAGCGTATACAGTCACGATGCCTTGCTTCTGGGTCATGTGCCTTCAACGATGTCTAGCGCCCCCTGCACGCTGTCGCACCAGCCGGCGGCGCCATTATTCACCCGCATTAGTGTTAATTGTTCGTTTTGTATTGAGGTTGGCTTATTCCCTGGCGTTTTTACCTCTATGCCCAATATTTTACCGTCCTTTAACTGCCCTATAATATCCGGTAAACCTGGAAAGCCCGCATTGAAGTATCGGCCACCATGTCTGCCCCTGACTGTACCGCTAGTAGTTACATAAGCCCAAACGACCATAGGATGCACTGTTAAGGCGTTCATTATCTCATTTTGCAGTTCTGATTCCTTCATATCAACGGAGTCCGAAACCACCTGACCTCTATAGCTTCCGCCCGATCTAACTCTCGGTCAATCAGCCGCCTAGCTTTGAACATCATTCCCTGCACGGTATCTGCTTGCGGCACCCATTTTCTGTATGTGCCAAAATAGATTTCACCGGCTACTTTCGTGTTATCTGGATCGTGCTTCCGTGCACCTGGCTTGATATAGACGCTGATGCCACGATATGTACGGCGCCGACTTGTCCCGAAACCTTTCATTTTTTACCCCTATACGGTTGATGGTCCTGAACAATGTACCCTTTCGGGGCCTGTTCACCTTCGTACTTCAACGTCCCGAATTGCTTAGCCATGGCTTTCCAGAACGCCTTTTCCTTGGCTGATAGGCTGGCGTGGAATGTCTCTCTACTCATATTCAACACTAGAGATAAACCAGCTTATTTTCTGCTGGAATTCTTCCTGTATAAATTCGTCTATCGCTTTGGATTTAGCCGCCTCTGACATATCGTCTTCGAATATATCTGCCTCATCAATGGTTGACTCCTGCGGACCTGGATTTACGTATCCATCGTCAACCTTCCAAGTGATTACAATCATCGTCCTGCCTCCATCACATGTTCTCATTGCTTAGTCATTCCTTAGTCACCTTGACCGGCCCGCTTTCACGGTGCTCTGCCTCATGGATTATCCGAACTGCTGTCTCATGCCGCGACTCATCCTTTGTCTTATTCTGGACCTGATAAAGAATTTCATGATATTTGCGCTCAATATCATTATCTCTAGCCTCCATACCGGCCCTAAAAATGTCTTGCGCCTCATCATAGGCAATAGGCTGACCATTCAGATAATCATTTTCAGACCACCATTCTTTGAAATGCTCCTTATAGCCTTTCATCGTCCTGCCTCCATTAGTTATATGGCTGGTTTCGGCAGCCATTGAATATGTCTACCGCACCCTTCGCACCTTAACTGCGCGTGATGCGGCCCTTTCCCTGGCCCTTTCTTCAATTGCGTTGAGCCGCAATATCTGCATTTTTTCGCTGGCTCTCTCGCTTTTGCGGATTTTATGTTTAGATACTTTATCCACTTGCTAACTTCTTCATTCGGCGGGACTGGATGCACGCCTGTTTTTCTTGCAGGCCATACACCGAACTTTTCTTTGTATTTGTGGCTTGCCCACCCGTCCTGATATCCTTTTTGGCGAGCATGAAATAACAGCATAGAGAACCATTGAGACTTTTCCCCCATCGGTACCTTTTCTATCTTCTCAAGCCTTCCCTGCTCTGCTACCACATTCGGCACTTTCTCCGGAACATGCCCACACTGAGGACAGATAAACTCAGTGCTCATAAAACTACATTTCTCGCAAGGTGTTGGTAGTTTTTCCTTTTTTTCCTGCTTCTTCCTGGATTGCTTATCACCTGTCCCGTTACATAATGCTTGCGGCATCGTGTCCGATGGGAATCCCAGCCTCTCTATATTCCTACCATGGTCAAGTATTATTGCATCCCTTCCGCAGTCTGATTTTCTAAGCACACGACCACACATCTGTATAAACAGCATCAAGCTTTTTGTTGGCCTTGCTAGTATTAGACAAGTTGTGTTCGGGCTATCCCATCCCTTTGTGGTTATGCCGCAATTCGATAAAATCTTTATTTCGCCTGAATCGTGCCGCTTGAATATTTCCTCCCTATCTTCTGCCGAAGTATAGGCATCAATATGCGCTGCACTAACCCCATGATGTACAAACTCATCAACAATAGCTTGACTGTGCGCCACATTCACAGAGAAACAAACAGTTTGTCTGTCTTCCCCACGACTTAGCCAAGTTTTGACAACATCGGCTACAATCTTTACATCCTTTACCCGCTTACCTAATTCTTTTTGTTCGTAATCCCCTAATTTTGTTTTTATCCCTTCAAGATCAAGAACAACAGAACCATACGCTACAAAGTTACTCAGGTATCCCTTATCAATCAGGCTTTGAGTATCTTCAACCACTATCAAATCATCGTATATCTCTCCAAGCCCTTTAGTCCAAGGTGTTGCGGATAACGCCACAACCGGGATGTTATTCCAATCCTCTAACCACTTCTCAAGGCCTTTATGCCGACTATGGGCCTCATCAACGATGATTAAATCGACCTCCGGCTTATTCTTTCTTCTTGCTAATGTCTGAACACTGGCTAATTGAACAGGCTTCGATGGGTTATAGGCTGGGTGATTGCCTTGGATTACACTGTAATCAAGTCCCCACTTTGTGAATTCTTTGCCCGTTTGTTCTATTAATGTGATTCTGTCAACAACAAATGCTACACGCTTACCCTTCGATAAGGCGCGTTTGATTATCTCTACTGCAATAAGTGTTTTCCCCATGCCAGTCGGGGCCTGAAGGATTGGGCGAA